AACATTGATCAGAGGGCCAATTACCTTCGCGCTTGTGCGCCTCAATCTGTTCTCCAACCAAGTTAAATCTTGCTAACAGATTGTGCAGTTGATCCTCAGCACTCTGCATGTTTTGACTCTCCTTCTGCAATTCTTCGATACGCTTGGCGATTTGCCGACTAGTTTCAGAGTTTTGCTCTTGGCGATTCATTTCTTATTTATCAGAAACTTCTGGCAAATCAATTATTCCCGTAGAGTATCATAGCAACTTTCACATACAGTGACATCTATATAATCACACCCGTGCTCATCGCATAGCATGCCTTCGCAATAATAACAATGTTCTACTTGCTCTTTGTCGATGGGTTGGTGACATGTGGTACAGAAAAATTCACAATCTTTGCAAAAATCTTCGTTGTACTTACAGTTATTGCACACTCTTTTACGACAATTCGAACAGAAATTTTCCGAGGATGGATGCACCATATAACCACATCTATCGCAAATATTACCACATATTCCACAACAAGGATTTCCGACAAAAGGCTCAAATGTACACTTTGAACATGTAATACATGTACAATACAGGCATATCTTGCCAGTACAAACTTGCTCGCAGTCATAGCATTCACCATGCAATATCCATGCAAAATGCGACTGAAAACTTTTGGAAGTTTCTAAACAACGTAAAATTGTCAAAAGATCAAGATATTTTGTTATGAGCACTGGTATATCACCGTAAAAATATGACATTTGCAAACAATACCAATATATTTATACATCCAATAAATGACAAGTCTACGAATCAATCCATGTGAAGCAGCTGCGTCCTGTTGTCCAGATGGAAAATGCCAAGTATCTGAGGTAAGTGACAAGTGCTATGCTGTTGCCAATCACTGGTGTATGGACCAGGGCGTTGCAGACGCAATTTGTCAAGGATGCACAGCAAATATGCGCAAAGGTTTGCGAAAGGTGCGTTTTCCACGCCCTCCCGACGGTAACACGGGAGAATCGTATTTTCCCCAAATCTACAAAAATCTTTGGAACGCCACTCCAGCACATGAGCGTGCTAAAAATTGGAAACAGCTGGTTCGGCAAGGTGTGCAAATGTGCAAGGAGCGCTGCAAGTGTTTTGGGGGGTGTCAGGACTGTGATGTTGGTGTTCCCAGTGAGTGCGAAATAAACTGCGAATGCGATGCAGCAGCAGTGATGCCACCAGAAACAATGGAGAGCTTCACACCCCAAGATATTTTTGGTCGGGTTCGAGAGGGTAACAATGGAACAAGCTCGAAAAATACCGTCGGATTTTGGATCGGGTTTATTGTTGTGGCTATCGCAGCGTTCATCTTACTCTACGCGTTTGTGTGGGTGTTGGTGGGTAAAAATGCATAAACTTTACGGAGTTATCCGTGAAGTTAATCATAGTAATAGTCGTCGTCCTCATCCGACCAAACAACACTGAAATCGGGTTCTTCGTAGGGTTGCAGTGGTCCATCACTACCTCGGTAAGCCCACGAACAGTATTCCTCTTCCCAGTCATCATCAGTCAGACGCTTTTTCTTGTTATCCCAGTACTCATCGAACATTTTTTCTCCAAGAGTGACACGATTGCGCTCAAAATAGAGTAGATCTTTGTAGTTGGTTGGGAGTTGTTCGTAGATAAATACCTGGATCATTTGCGGAATATCACGAAACCAGTCAATGCTCTCACCCTCACTTAGGCATTGTCGCAGATACATGCTCACCTCGCGAGAAGAAATATTAGCAAGGCTCGGGAAACTATCTGTTGACATGTTGTAATGTCATGATAAAAATTATAAAACTCAATTAGGCTACAAAAAATGAGTGGCCAACAATCGCAAATACCCCAATCTAAACCTCGTTTTTTTCCAGCCCCTCCACCCCTAACACGTCCCCTGTCACATTCAGTTGCTATGTTACCAGAAACTCAACCCCAATGGACTGGCAATGCCCAAAATATCATAGTACAGTTAGGTAATGAATCTACATATGGCACAGCTATACAAGTGGAGAATGGAGAGACTATTGAACAGGTTGTAATACGTGTACTTCGTCGCATCTACCCAATTGCCCCCGAACAATACCAAATCAAACATATTTATAACGCGGACAACTGGGAGCTGTGTAGAGGATGGTCAGCATGTTCCCATCTGTCGAGAAAATGGATTGTACTCGCAGAAAAATCGCCTTGTTCTCCAAGATCTAGATCGGAGTATTACGATAATTATGAGCCATGCTTTCAAGAAACCGAGGTTGAAAAAAAGAGTTGTTGTGTCTTACAGTAAGTTAACTGTCTTAACAGTTAACAAACAATACGGTACATGGGATATCCATTATGCCTAGTGATGCGAATTACATCTCCTGTCCGATAGTCGTAAAACTCCGCGATCTTGTCCGTACGCTTCATCACGGGAAAGCCCGCACCATATTTACGACGAAATCTCAATGCCTCGTCGGGAAGTAAACGGTAATATTGTGGTTGTAATACATGCTTAGTGATATTGAATTGTAGCTCGGAAACTTGCCTTAGTTCCAAACGAATATCCTCGCACGTAGTAGCCACTCGCTTGGCCATCGGAGTTATCGATGAACGATAGACAATAATTCCATGCTCGATCCCATTAGAAATGAGCGTCTGTACACAGTGCTTCATTGTGCTAATGTCAAGTTTGTCAGAATGCAAGCAAAGCGCGACAATCTCCTCATTCTCACGAAAACCGTTCAAAGCATAGTCGGCAAGACCATCATAAGTATCATGATCAACCTTGACAGTAAATCCGCGTGCTTCCAGCATCTCTCGTAGGACTGTGTAATGCGACGGTTCAGACATTTACAAATGTCTGATGAATTATCGTAAAATCAATTGGCTAATTGTAGCTTTGTCTTTTCCTTCTTGGTGAGCTTTTTCCATACAAACCGATAGTGCATGTCTGCAAATCGGGCATGATCTTCACTCGACCGATTCTTTAGCCCGATACGCGGACCCGTGTAAATCTCTGTGACCTCATGTCCGTCTTGTGTGAGAAACAGCGGATTATCACCGGAAAATACATCATATCCTTCACAGCACTCCACCAAGTCTGCTGGGGTGCCAAGGGATAATTGTGCCATAATCTCACGTACACAAACACAAGGCCCGGTGATTAACTGTGAATCGCTTTGTCGCACCAAGCCCCTTACCAACACCCCACAAAATGTATCACCACTGCCAAATGTGATGTCCAGTCCCATAAAAGTACCTCCCTTGGGTTTTGCAGTAGCTGAGCGAGATGCCCGATGAACATAGAATTGTTGATAGAGAAGTTGCCGCGGATGACGGTGTGTGAACGGGTCATCATTGCCATAGTACTCCAGCTCTGCAAAACGGTAACTCTCACCACCAGCGTGTAGAGTTGATTGGAACAGTTGGGTAATTTCTGATGGAAAGTTCATTTCTTTCTCAGTTCTTCACCAAAAAAATCAATTTAACTCGGTTGTTGAGTTAAATTATTCTTGTCCCACAACAGGCTGTGCAGCAGCCTGTACCACCTGTGCACGAATATAACTATTTACAAACTCGTCTGTTGTCATGTTCAGTGAGTTCTTCACAAAAGAGTATGAGTTGGCGCGCTCAGTCCAAAGCGTTAGAATTGCCCGAGATTCCTCAGTGGCCTTTGCGAGAACACTGTCCTTATCTGCATCGGCTTGGATAAGGCAAATGCACTCGTAAACATCTGATTTTTGGGTATTAATCCAAAAATAACCTTAAGCTCTCAAGCATACACAAATGGACCTTTTACAAACATATTTTGTCACACGGGACGATGAGCGTGTCGAGGGATTTGATCTGCGCGAGAGAGACATTATGTATAGTTACATGGCGTTTTGGGCACTGTTTAGCTATTTCGCGTTCTCTATGCCACGTCAAAATTATCTCGGTATATCTCGCTATGTGAGCAGTGTGCACTCGGCTATCCTTGCGCTCCTGTCCGCTCTCTATCTACATGGTAATATATCAATGCGCGCCTGGCAACGTTGGCAAGCACTACCTGTCGGATACCTTCTATATGACTTGACACTACTTCTCGTCAATGCTTCGACAGATTGGGCAATGTACCTTCATCACGTAGCTTTTCTGTCCTTTTCGGGGTATTTTTTCCCACGCTTGCCTCGGGAGGTGACTATCTCATATCTCTCAGAGATAACTACACCCTTCTTCAATGCCTTTTTCCACTACCGCTCGCATAATCCCAAAACCGCGATGCTCTGTGCATCCATCGTTGTACTTCTCTGGCCATTCCTGCGCATTGCTAATTTCTCTGCGGGTACCGTAACATGTGCAGTTGTATACAAAAGTATACCTACCACAGCAGCAATTGGCTCAATCACAGTAATGAACGTCTACTGGTATATGCGTATACTAATGAAGCTGTGGTACGCAGTGAAAAAGAGAAGTTAGGGAATTTCACCTCTCCCCACATACGTATCCTCAAAATAGTCGTCATCATAAATATCAACACCTTCTGGAACATTAGCAAACTGTCCAGATGCCTCTGGAAAATTACGACGCATACGTAAGACTTGTTCAATCATACCTGCAAATCCCGAAGTATCCATTTGCGAACATTCATCGCATTTGCTAAGAATTCGCGACATGACATGCAGTTGTTGATCATCCAACTTATCCAGTTCTATTCCAGAGATTTCTGGTGCATTAGGGTACCAGTTGTAGTGATTGGCCAAATGCCCACAAAACAGACACATATAGTTGAAGCGTAGCTGGCAACCAGCAGAATTTGCCTCGTGCTTAATCATATCACAAGCCTCGAAGTACTGCTGATAAATATCGAGATCCCCGATTTCTCCAGACTCAAGTATTTGATGACAAGTTCGACAGACATCTTCGTTACTGTAAGAGGATTGTTAAGAATTTCCCATTTATTATAGATTAATATAACCCTGTTATAATTTCGCACATTACAACAGAACCAAATTGAATATTGAGGTTTTATCAACAGCTAAGAAATGTCCTTTTCTTCCAAGTTAGCTACCCAATTAGTCCAACATATTGAGGAATTTCTTAGCGAGTATACAACTGTCGAGGAAGTCCTTGAGGATAAACAACAATTACATGATATCTTAACAGAAAATATTCAAGCTGCTTGTACAGAGGCCAAACTACGTGTTGCCAAGCCCAAGCGCGATCCTAACAAACCCAAAGGCATCACCCGCGCATATATCTGGTTTACCAAGGAAAAGCGCGAAGAGGCCAAAGAACGTGTTAAGGCCGAAAGTGAAGAGGTCAAACAACCAGATGTGATGAGGATGCTTGGTGTAATGTGGGGAGAACTCTCCGATGAAGATAAGCAGCCATACTATGAAAAAGAGAAAGAAGATGAGGCTCGTTATGAGGAAGAGATGGAAAGTTACGTACCGTCTCCAGGCTATGAACAGATTGCCAGTAAATCTAAGCGCGATCCCAGCAAACCTCGCGGAGCACGCAGTAAGTACATCTTTTTCCAAGAAGATGAACGCAAAAAACTGACAGTAAAAGGTAAGGAAGCCGCACAGGTTCTTTCCCAGCGTTGGAAAGACCTGCAAAAGTCCAATAAGAAACCTGACAAAGATCGTGTTGTCAAGTACACAGAAATGGCTGAACAGGATAAGCAGCGCCATGAAGAGGAAATGGCTGTGTGGGATCAGGATCACGGCACTATCTTTTGCGACTATGAGTACACCCGTGGAAAACGCACAGGAGAAATTTGTGGCCGCCGTGTAAAAACCGAGGGGACTGACAAGTGCGACTCGCACATCCCCCCTGACTTTGAGCACGGTTGCCAGTTCGAGATTACTCGTGGTGAGCGCAAAGGACAAGTCTGTGGTAAAAAGGTCAAGGATGATCACGATATGTGCACAACACACTTGCGACAGACCCAAGAACTCGAGTTTAACATCCAAGCTCGTAAAAAGTCTACCAAACGCGCAAGTAAGCCAAAGGAGACTAAACCAAGCAAACCCACTGAACCCGAGCCTTCTGAGGATGAAAACTTTGAGGAAGAAGAATACGAAGTCGAGATTGAGCCTGTTGTAGCGAAAAAGACTTGTTCCTTTGCACCCAAAGTCGGACGAAATAAAGGGCAAATTTGCGGTACTATTGTTCTAGCTGAGACTAATTTTTGCAGTAAACACCAGAAAAAAATATAATTTATCGGAAATTTCCGATAAATTAATGTGTCAATTTTTTAATCTAGTTATAAATACCCGTAACAAATGTATTTCTCAGATTCAGACAATGATAACGACATTGATGAAAATATGATAAAATATGTTGGCATGCTCGACACTGCTTTGGCTAATATTGATCACAATAATAGCGCTCATTGCGCGATTGACTGTCCAGAATCGTACCTCGAACCTATTAGAGAAGTACGAGACTTGATGGTCATATCTTACGGAAAATGTTCCAGATGCGATCAACTATTCTCAAAAATTGGTTGTAATAAAATATCTGAGTGTATCGGGTGTTTTGATCGTTATTGTGTTCAATGTGCTACCAAACAACAATGTACTGATTGTTCGAAAGTAATGTGCAAACCACATGCCAGCAAGTGTGAAAAATGTCCCAAATATAGTCGATATCGCTGTTGGTGGTGTAGTATTAAACACCATGATGTACATCAGGACACTTAAGTACCCAAAATAACCAGAAATGAAAGTTCTGGTTACTGGTGGATCAGGCCTGATTGGCTCAAATCTACAAGAATATGTGTATGAAGGTCAGGATTCTACTGTCAATCCCACCGAATGGATATTCGTGAACAGCAAAAATTGCTGCCTCGATGTTGAATCAGAGGTTTACGAATTGTTTGAGAGAGTCCAACCCACTCATGTCATCAACCTTGCAGCATATGTTGGGGGACTATTCAAAAATATGCGCGAGCCTGTCGACTTTTTTCGTAAAAACATGCTAATCAATATGAACGTCATGGCAGCATGCCACGCATTCAAAGTGGAAAAGCTGATCTCTGTTCTATCAACATGCATTTTCCCTGATCAGGTAGAATACCCAATTACTGAAGAAAAACTACATGACGGACCTCCCCATAGCTCCAACGAAGGCTATGCATATGCCAAACGGATGGTTGACGTGCTGTCGCGAATGTACAATCGACAGTACAATACAAATTTTGTCACGGTTGTACCTGGTAATTTATACGGAAGTGAAGATAATTTCCACCTCGAAGATGCTCATGTCATTCCCGCACTAATCCATAAGTGCTACCGTGCACAATATCACAACGAACCCTTTGTTGTATTTGGTACGGGCAGTCCGCTACGCCAATTCACATACGCCCCAGATCTCGCTAAGCTTCTTGTCTGGGTTTTACACAATTACAACGATGAACAACCAATCATTCTTAGCAACCCAGAAGAAGTGAAAATCTCTCAAGTTGTCGAACAAATTACTGACGCAATGCTCTACGACGGGGAAGTTACCTATGACACTTCCAAAGAAGATGGACAGTACCGAAAAACAGTATCTTCCGAAAAACTTCTCATGGATTACCCATTCCATTTCACAGACTTACGCAAAGGAATCTACGAAACTGTGCACTGGTTTGTTGGGTGTATTGCAGCAGGTGAGTCTGTACGTGGTGTTAGCGCCTAATTTTTCGTCCAAAGACGAAAAATTAACAACGTCGCCTTCTCTTCCGCGGCTTATCGTCATTATCATCACTATCATCATCCAGACGACGTGAAGTACGGACAAGATCAGTTGTTAAACTGACGCAACTCGCAGTGGTTCCATTGCTGTCTGTGAGAGTCAAATCAGCTGTATACTTACCCGATAGTGCCTCTCTAGGTAAATTGTGCGAATATGTTAGATTGAATACATCTCCATTATTTACCGGACACTTCATCAAACTACATGCATCCAACGTTGTTGAATACACAGTAAATCCTAGGTTCCCCGCAACGCGGGACGCGCTCGCCATGGGCGAGTACCTCAACTGCACCTTTGCAGATCCTGAGGTAAAATTACCAGTCGCTGTTCCGGTCACATCAATAGCCAGATTTCTACCAGCCATTGGCGGGTCTGGAACAAGAGTGACAGACTTGGGTGGAAGTGTCTTGCTTCCACAGTCACTAAAGTCATGGGCATATGCAAAGGTTGTAAACAGTAAAATTGCGAGTAAGGCAGTCTTGAACATTTTTATCAGAAATTTTGCCTTTAGGCAGACTTCATTATTCAACGTAATATTCACGTACCATGTCGCTTGTATAGTACCGTCGCTCGTCCCATACTTTTACATCTGCGTTTCCAATAAACCCTGTTTTTCCTGGGTAGTAGAAACGTACATTGTCGATGTATATGTCTTCATCTCCTATCCGTACATCATCTACGATACTTTTCTCGTCGAGAAATTTTTCCCACTCCAAACGGTTCCAGATGATAGATCTCTCAGACCTCACACGCATTAGACAAGAGCGCTGCCTGCTTCTTTTCAGTCTGTTACGCTTTTTTCTGGGATTTTCGTCGAGAATATCGCAAATGATCACGTAATGATAGAACATTATCCATTTCTTAATAAATGAAAACTTTATCAATGACGACATGGTCTCTCTTTGCGGCAATCGCGACACTTGTATTACTTGTAGCTACCCTGCTTTTCACAATATTTTACCAAGGTTCCAAAAGGGTTCCCGGACCAACCCCCGGACCAACCCCCAAACCGAAACCAGGTCACAAATACCCCGTCATCAAGACCTACCGTATTGCCCCAACCACCGATGGACTGAAAAATCACAACACAGGAGATGTTGTTGGAGACAACGCGTATATCTCTGGTGAATTCTGTCATCGTCACCCTGATCAAATTCCCACTGCAATTCTCAGCGAATACCAAGTAGAATATGTCCCCGACTTTGGCAACTATGCCTACTGCAATCCCGGAGGTTATATCGGCGGGTCAGGAGACTATCGTTGTAGCTGTGCAGCACATTCCTACGACCCCCAACCGGATTGTCTAGCAAAACCGGGACGCGCCCATGATCGATTCTCAGGTGGTTGGTGGTACTCCTGGCCCCAAGAGTCGATGGCCAAAAACGAAACTGATTTAGGCAAAGGTAGCGCCCGTTGGAAATTACTCAGTGTGGGTGCCGCTGTACCTGTCCAACACCTTATCGATCAAGGCTACAAATATGTCTCAGATAAAATGGCCAAACAATGGCACTCTGAGGGTATGATGGAAGACAATATTGCCAAATTCGTCGAACAACACAAAGATAGCAACATTGCACTGATCAAAAAGGTCATGGCACAACCCAAATCACAACAATTTTTCCAACAAATGAAGAGATTCTGATTTATCAACGAAAGCTGACAAATTAAACTATTATGGCTTGGCAATGTTTCAGCACAATATTATCCAGGTACGGTAGAATATACTCTCCAGAAAGTAACAAATTGTTGTCATCCATCGAATAGGTAATTTCATACATATCTAGCACCTTTTGGACTTTTTCGGAAGAATAGCGATTGCTATCGCACCACTGACGAAAGCTTTCCCATACAGTCACTATAACTGCACGGCAGTCTTTGTGCTGAAGCTTGATGTTCATTTGCTGTAAACAACAGATACCTCCAAATATCAATTTGAAACAGTTAAAACATTGATATTTGGATAAATGGACTGGCAAGATAATCTTGACGATGTACCAGACGAACAATACATCGATAGTTTTATGCAAATGATGATACAAGATGAAGCCGAAGGAGCGAGAATTACCGACAAT